TAACTACTATTAGGACTTGTTGAAGAAGATAAGCTTGTAGCTGTTCCAGTTCTTATATATGTCCCATCTGATTTTGGTTGTATATAAAATGCCTTGTGCGTAGCATCAACAGCAATAGATGAACCACTTGCCCCAACTGCAAAAAACCCATACCCAGTTGGTGTTGTTGGAACTCCAAAAGCATAAACTTGCGTACTAATCGCTGAAACTGTTGGCGGATAAACAGCGGAATTGCCGCCGTTTTCATAGGCAGTAGGACCATAAAAATAATTAGATGCGGCATTTGTACCGCCATTTACATAGATTGTCCCCCCAAATGGAGAACCGCTTGTAAATGCCGCTGATATTGCAGATGTAGGAGTACACATAGCAAACTGCGTTACAAAACCAGTAGATGGAACAACAGAGTTTGTTGAATAAGTGCCATTTGTATTATAAAAAACACCATTCATGGTAGGTGAGTACATATACACCTGACCACTTGCATTCTGCGTTGCTAATCCGTAAGTAGCCATTATGGTCCTAAGTATCCAATCAATACCCTAAGAGTATTCGCTGAGTCATAAACTGAAATCTGAGTATTAGTAATTGTCATTCTTTCACCAGTTGATGCATTCCTGATTAATACATTACCAGAACTATCAACTTGGAAATTTCCATTTGCAGAACTAATCGATCCAGATACAGTCAAAGATCCCGTATTTGTAGAGATAGCAGATAAACTTCCAACCTTTAAATTAGATAAGTAAGGAACATTCCAAACAGTATTTCCCGTAGCTGGATTATATATACCATCAGATTGATATAAATATTCACCAGCAGACAATGATGATGGATTTCCTGACCATACAGTACCAGTTCCCCAAGAATCATTTGGTGGGAATGAAGAAGAACCAGTTGTTGTAATGCTTGTTGGTGTTGATGCTAAAGAACCTAAAGTAGATTTGCTATAACAAATTCTAGATGATGCTCCAGCGGTTCCAGTTGTGCCATTTGTCCCAGTGTATCCAAGTGCTGAAATCCTAGAACTTGTCCAAGTAATGGTAGATGTAACAGCAGATGCATTGTCTATTAATTGAAGTGTTGCGCCCCATAATGTATATCCAGCGCCTCCAGATGACCCTGGTGTATCAGACCAACCAGATGGTATTGGAGAAATTAATCCATTAGACCATGTGTAAGTAGAAGTTCCAGTGGGTGATGACGGAATTGTAATAGCCCATTTATATATTACTGGTTGTGCCGTTTGCAATCCATCTGCACCATTGCCGCTAATAGATTGAACTGAATATCCAGTTGACCAATCTACAGAAGTTGTTAAATCAGCCGATGGCGCTGATACACCTTTGGTAGCCGTGTATAGCTGAATTAACGGAGTACCAGGGTTTGCTGGGATAGATGATGTCCAACCATTGGAACCAGTGTATCCAGAGTTTAGGTTGGTGGCCCAAGTAAATGTAGATGTTCCATTTGGGTTTAATGGAATAGCAGTTGACCATTGATATAAATATGCAACGCTATTTTTTAATCCAGCAGATCCAGTTGCTCCAGTGTACGCAAATGTAAATTGCAAAGAAGCTGTTGCGGCCTGTGTTACTACACCAGTGGAACTCTTATACCTAACTGGCACTGATATTGTCGATGGATTGGTTGACATCGATGTTGGCTGTGGAAATAAGGCATAAGTTCCACCATCAGTCGGAGTGCTAATGCTTACACCAGATGTGACAATATCTCCATAACCAGTGGTACTAGATGAACCGATCCTCCAAGTATTATTTACAAATAAAGAATCCGAATCAGATTGAGATGCTACAAAATCAATTGAACCTCCAGCGGCAGTTCCATACAACTTGGCTATTACACCTGTGTAATCTGGCGATGTTCCATAAGGTATTTGTAAAATAGCTGGGCTAAATGATGCCAAGAATGTTCCAGCTACAGCCGATGTTGTTGGGTTTGGCAACCAATAATATGATGATGAAGTTGCTGAAAGATTAGATTGAGCAACATCATTTCCAACTTTATATGCAAAATAATAAGTATCAGTTGGTAAACTAATATGAACAAAATCTAATACTGCGCCGTTTACAAATGGCTGTGAATCTGATGCTTCCTGAGAATCTAAAAGAATCCAATCTGAATTTGATGGAACAGCAACAGTAGTGTAATAAAGCAAAACACTTGTAACCCTTCCTGTTGCTGGAATATCAACTCTTACAGAAAAAGATGGTACAGCGGCACTAGGCAATTGATTTACAACTGCTGGCACTGATAATGTGCTGAAATAATTTGATGAAATTAATCCAGAGTTAGAAGCTGGAGCATATTGAGTAACATCTTTATCATCATAAACTGCTCCGTTATATTCAATCAGTTGAATATTTGCTCCTAAAACTCCTTCTTGCGAAATCGCTTCTTTTACCTGTGTTGCCCTAAATAATTTATTGTTCCATCCAAATGCCGCGTTTGTTACTGTTACAACATCACCAGCGTTAACTTGAATGCCATCGTATGTAGTATTAATAGTTACAAGCAAATCTTCTCTTGATTGCTCCATTAATCTATTTGCCAAATATAATGCTTGGACACTATTGTTTACTAAATCGTAATTTATAGTTAACTTATTAATTGGCTCATTTGGGTACAGAAGATAAGATGGAACGCTTTCAGTAACATAATTGAATTGATCTCTGTTTGTAGCATCTGGGAATTTAGCTTCCACTTGGTTTGGCATTTGAGCAATATCAATAGATCCAATTGAAATTGCTCCAATGATGTTCCCATCATCAAAATCAAATGATGCCGCTTCACCTTTATTTACAACAACAGACCACTTTCCAGCAGTTGCATCATATTGCATCCATGAATCGCAAGCAGTCATAATGGCATCCACATTCTGTAGGACACCTTGATTTGTATCTATTACACCATCTATTCTGTATCTATATTGCGTTGCTGGATTTCCATCGTAATCATTAAATGTAATAAGTTCATCAGAATAGTTATTTAAAACTATAGATGAGTTGTAGTCCAAAAATTCATTGTCAACTGCCGCACCATAAATTGGATTTTGCATATAGTCATACCAAACATCCCCTGGCTTTGCCGCACCAGTTGAATTAAGGTAATGGCTACAATGGAATGTAATCGGTGACATTGATGTAGTGCCAGCATCTCTACTATATGTCAACCTAATAACTGCAAATGCCAATCCATTCATTCTTCTGTTTGTTGATTGCCATTGTTGGTCATAAACCAACCCAGAAGCATCTCCCATGCTATATGCCGTGCCACTGGCCCAAGGTAAAGGGCAACTATTGAGAGGTGTTACATTTCCAGAATAATCAGAACTATATAAGTTGATGTATAAATTACCGCTAATTTTTGTATCTACATTTCCAGCGCCATCTGTCAAACTAACTACCTTTGTTGGATCAGAGGTATCAAATGTAATTAATCTGTCTGCAAAGTAAAATTTATTGGTATCAAAAGAAAACTGACCATTTTCGCTTACGCATGAAACAGCCATGACATAAAACATCTTCATGCCATCTGTTGTTAAGCAAGCATCAACAAATTTACCGCCAATATAAAAATCCCCATATCCAACTGGTATAGGGTTTGTAGTATCTGGTGGGACTTGATTCCTTACTCCTGGATCTTTTGGTGTTGCGCCACTATCAATATTATTATTTGGTGCAAATATCTTATTTGTCACCATTGATGTAGCGAATGTTGCGGCCATAACATATAGCGCGGCATAAGCCATTCCTTCTACTGCGGCGGCTGTGCCAATACTTACAGCTAAAACAATTAATGATGCAAAAGCAAAAGCTGATTTAGCAAAAAACAATAACGCTATTGTTAAGTAAATTTTAAGTATAGTTTTGTTCATTTAATCCAGCTTTCTTCTAATTTATCAAATCCAAATTTGTTATATTTAATATCTGGACTTGACGCTAATTTACCCATAACAATAGCTTGTATTCTTCCATCTACCTTCAATTCTTCCGCTTTTTTCATATATTCTTTAAATAGTCTATACCCGATTGGGGTGCTTCTATATTCTGGCCTTACATACCAAGCCAATTCATGTAGCATGAAGAAATCTTTATTCCAAACTGATGGATTGATAATACCAACAATCAATCCCTTGTTTTCCTCAATATAAACTATTCCTAATCCAGCAAATATAGCGCTAAACAAACCATCTAAATAATCGCTTTTTAAATTGTTTAAATGCTCTAATTTAGATTCTTTACCAAACTCTTGAATCATTTCTATAATGCTATTCTTGTCGTATTTGTTTGCTTGTCTTATCACTGTTGTGGCCCAGAATTGTATGTTGTTAGTGACCCAGATGATGGAGATGTTGTTTGGCTTCCACCTATTGGTTCTTTACCAAAGTCAAAATATGTTGCCGCAATAATTGGAACCCTATCCATACTTGTATCATTTGTGTAGATGTTTTTCCAAGTTTGTGGATTCGTTTTTAATCCAGCGTTTCTATTCTCCAAAACCAATCTCATTGATGCGGATGAAATAACACAAGTAGCAACCCTAATTCTTTCGGCTTCATTAAAATCTTCATTGATTGCAATATTATTAATAATGCCTTGATAACGCTTAAAAAACTGTTGAGTTGGGCTTGTAATAATCTGATTATTGTCATCAAGAAATCCTCTCCAGATTTCAATCTTGCTACCTTTTAGTTCAGATCCCAAGACTAACGCAATATTGTTTGGGTCAATTCCATTAATGCTTACCTTTAAATCAGCACTATTAGCTTTAATATTTCTTTGTATCTCATCAATTCCAAGTAATGAACCAAGTGCATTATAGGTATTACCATCTACTGTAATAGGCGCGGCGGCATTACAAAGATAATAATTTGTCGTTGGTAAAGTCAATTTTAAAAACTCCGCCACTCTAATTGACGGAGAATTTAATGCATTCATTACTGTTGTCATATCATGCCTTAATTTGTAATATCTTCTCTAAATACAAAATCTCCATCCCATTGAACAAAAGCGCCATCTTTCATTGGGTTTAATGTATAAGTAGGGCATCTCTCTGCAACAACATTAAAAGATACAGCATTACCCATTAATACAGTAGAACCAGATGTTGGTGAGCCAATAAGTGGTCTGTGAATATAAACAGTTGTTCCAGTGGAATCTTCTGTTACCTTATAAACATAACCTCCTACTTCAATAAAATCACCAGATTTGTATGTTCCATTGGAGCTTAAAGTTAATACTTGTGTATTAGCGGTAGGAGTTGTAGCAAGTGTGGCCGCTGTTGCAGTTCCCTGCATTTTAGTAAACCAATTTAAATTATTAGAATTAAATATAATTGCTTCTGGAAGTTGTCTGTCTAAATTATCAATAGATTGAATAACATCTCTTACCTGTGGATAATATAAATAATTATGAGGTGTAATAGTAAACACCCAAGGTACTGAAGTTAAATATTGAGCAATCCTCATTTGACCAGACTTACTGACCTGTTGTCCAACAGTTCTTCTGTTGTTCACAGTCATCTTCTGTTGAATCTCAAAAATTGTTTGAAAACCAGCCATTATGTTCTACTCCTAGATGTAGATATATTTTTACCAGCGTATTGATTGGCCGCCCAAATAGCTTTACTACTTCCATACAATCTATCTTCAAAAGACTTTGTATCAATAGCTTGAATGTAGTTATTTGTTATGTTGGTTGATCCTCCACCATAATCACCCATTCTTTGATTTGGAATAATTGTTCCTGCTCCACTTGTCACAAACAACTCAGGACCATTCTCGCCAACCAATGTTGGGCTATTAATAAAGCCACCATCCGCGGCAGTTGGCAATTGGAAAGCTGACCCGCCAAATGAACCGCCTAT